GAACCCCGAGATGTCCGGCATCTTGTTGTTCAACCAGTAATCCAGCAAAACAGACTGGGGGGCTTCGGCCCCCCTTTCTCAATAGGAGCACACCATGCCATTGACAAAAGGTTATTCAAGCAAATCCATCGGCAAGAACATCAAAGCCGAGAAAAAAGCAGGCAAGCCAATGAAGCAGGCTGTAGCCATCGCATTGAACGTGGCCACCAAAGCAGCCAAGGCCGCAGGCAAGCCCAGCAAAGCGCCTAAAAAGGCCATGAAATGAAGTCCGGCTTGTACGCCAACATTCACGCCAAGCGTGAGCGCATTGCAGACCAGAAGGCCGCAGGCAAAACGCCTGAGCGCATGCGCAAGCCTGGCACAAAGGGCGCACCTACTGCCGCAGCTTTCAAAGCCGCAGCAAAAACAGCAAAGCCCATGAAAAGAAAGGCCAAGTGATGCAAGACATCATTCTCATGCCAAGATATCAAAAGAATAAAAAGCCTGTCAAGGTACGCAAGCCATCCAAGCCAATCGATGGCATCAACCATCGTCTGCTGGCCGAGCAAGCTGCCGCAGCAGAAGCTAAAGCTCAAGAAGTGGTGGACATTGAGCCAGCCGATGATGCAGCTCCAACCCGCGAAGAACTTGAGGCCAAGGCCACCGAATTAGGAATTCGCTTTGATGGTCGCACAAAAGACAAAAAACTGGGACAATTGATCCAAGACAGATTGTCTGAGAACACAGGAGAATGACATGGGATGGACAAAGCGCCAATTCGTCACACAGGCCTTCGAGGAAATTGGCCTAGCCTCCTATGTCTTTGATCTGACCCCAGAGCAGTTGCAGTCTGCCCTGCGCAGACTGGACACCATGATCGCAGCATGGAACGCTCTTGGCATTCGCTTGGGCTATCCACTGCCATCAAGCCCCCAAGACAGCGATCTGGACGAGCAGACCAATGTTCCTGACTCATCCAATGAGGCCATCTACACCAACTTGGCGATCAAGCTGGCACCAAGTTATGGCAAGCAGGTCATGCCAGACACCAAGGCCACGGCCAAGGAGTCATACAACACCCTGCTCTCGCGTGCTGCCATGCCAATGGAGCAACAACTGCCAAGCACAATGCCAGCAGGCGCAGGCAACAAGCCTTGGCGCGTATACGACAATCCTTTCATCCGTCCACCTGTCGATCCAGTCTTGGCTGGTCAAGATGGCCCACTTGAATTCAACTGAGGAATCACAATCATGCCAACCATCAATCAACTTTCAGGCATCAGCCAAGTCTCTGGCGGTGATCTTCTGCCGGTTTACGTTTCAAACAATGGCGATGCTCGCAAGGTTTCGATCACGCAGCTGTTGCAATACTTCCAACAGACTTTTGCGGCACCGACCGTGTCCACCAACCTGTACACACCAGCCACTGGCTTTAATGTGACGGTCCCAACTCCAGTCAGCGAACAGCAATGGATGATCTTGCAACCTGCTGGCACTTTGGCCGCAGGCACAATCACATTGCCATTGAATACTGGCGTGCCTGATGGCACTCAAGTTCTGGTAACAACGACCCAGATCATCACATCCTTTACGCTGGCGCTTAATGGAGCAGCAGCAGCATTCGGTGCACCAACGACATTGGCAGCCAATGCGTTCTTCACAATGCGCTTTTATCAAGCCACAAACAGCTGGTATCGAGTCGCATAATCATGGCCACTAAAGACTCAAGACTCGCTCGCGTTGGTGTTGAGGGCTACAACAAGCCCAAGCGAACACCATCGCATCCAACCAAAAGCCACGTTGTCGTGGCCAAGGATGGTGACCAAGTGAAAACGATTCGCTTTGGTCAGCAGGGCGTGTCTGGGTCTCCAAAGAAGGAAGGCGAGTCCAAGGCATCCGAGGCTCGTCGAGAATCATTCAAGGCCCGACACGCTGAGAACATTGCCAAAGGCAAGATGAGTGCAGCGTACTGGGCCAACAAGGTCAAGTGGTAAGCCATGCAAATTCCAATCCTAAACGGCATCTACGCTGACAACACACCAGAACTGCGCACAAGCTATCCGGTCAACATGATGCCGGTGCCAAAGAAGTCTGGCATCAGCAATGGATTCCTGCGTCCAGGCGATGGCATTGTGGCCAATGGCACAGGTCCAGGCACTGACCGTGGCGGCATCAACTGGAACGGTGTCTGCTACCGAGTCATGGGCACCAAGCTGGTGTCGGTGGCCAGCAATGGCACAGTGACCACTTTAGGTGATGTTGGTGGACCAACAACCGAGCTGGTAACACTCGACTACAGTTTCGACTTGCTTGGCATTGCATCAGGTGGCCGACTGTACTTCTGGGACCCAGTTGCATCTACACTCACGCAAAACACCGACCCAGACCTTGGTGTGGTGCTCGACTTCTGCTGGGTAGACGGCTACTTCATGACGACTGATGGCGCAAATTTGGTCGTGACCGAGTTGTCTAACCCACTGGCAGTCAACCCGCTGAAGTATGGAAGTTCAGAAGTTGACCCAGACCCTGTTGTGGCACTCATCAAGCTGCGCAACGAGGTATACGCACTCAACAGCAACACCATTGAAGTGTTCGACAACGTGGGTGGCGAGTTGTTTCCATTCGCACGCATTGATGGAGCACAAGTCCAAAAAGGTGTTATTGGAACGCACGCATGCTGCATCTTCATTGATCGCATTGCATTTTTAGGTGGTGGACGCAATGAAGCACCATCGATCTACATTGGCGCATCAGCAACAACTCAAAAACTCAGCACACAAGAGATTGACAACTTGCTGCTGCAATATACAGAAGCGCAGCTGATGCGCGTGCAACTTGAAGCACGCAACGACAAGAATCATCAGCATCTTTATGTGCATTTACCAGACCGAACTATCGTCTATGACGCATCAGCATCTGAAGCATTGGGCGAGCCTGTCTGGTTCACATTGGTCACTACCATATCTGGTTTTGCACAGTATCGCGCACGCAACATGGTCTGGATTTACGACAAGTGGCTGGTGGGCGATCCACAGTCCAGCTCAATTGGCTACTTTGTGCAAAGCACAGGTGAACATTGGGGCCAGCAAGTGCGCTGGGAATTTGGCACTCTGATCGTCTACAACGAGAGCAATGGCGCGATCTTCAACGAGTTGGAATTGGTCAGCTTGACAGGCAGCGTGGCTTTGGGCACCAATCCACAGATCAGTACCAGCTACAGCATCGATGGAAAGTCATGGAGCCAAGATCGCTACATCACCGTTGGAACCATAGGAAACACAGCAAAGCGCTTGGCATGGTTTCAACAAGGACACATGCGCAACTGGCGCATTCAGCGATTCCGTGGTGACAGCGATGCCCACATATCATTCATTCGACTTGAAGCTCAGATCGAGCCACTGGCGTACTGATGGCAACCGCACCACAATCACGCAGACTTAACCTGACGCGAGATCAGCTCGCTCAGTTTCTGACTGATCAACAGCAAATCAGGCAGTTTGAGTTGCTTTTCTCTGCTGTGGATGAGCTTCAGGTCATCGTTGGCACAGACTTCGAGTATCAGGCAGACACGGCAGCGGCCACGGCAAACGAAGCGCTTGCGCAACTGAGTGCACTTGCACAAAACACAGCAGTCGAAGACGCTGTTCTCAATGCAAAGGTTCAACAGGCATTAGATGCTGTCGCTCAATTGTCTCGAACGCTTGAACTGATTGCGACTGCGCCAGCCATTGAAAACAACAATTCGGTGGCTACCGATTACATTGATTTCAACAGCAATGCTCCTTATCCTACCAACAAGGTTGGCAGATTACATTGGAATGGTGGATACACGCTCAACTTGGATATGACACCAGATGTCAATCAATCGATTGGCGAAGCGCAGTACTACTACATCAAGGCATCGGCTGCCATTGCCAAAGGCGAACTGGTGATGTTCGATGGATCGGTTGGCGCGTCTGGTGTGCTCAAAGGCAAGCCATCAACTGGCGTGACAAATGGCCAGCTCATCATGGGCGTGGCCGCAGAAGCAATTGCCAACAATGGCTTTGGTTTGGTCTCTAGCTTCGGACTGGTGCGTGGATTCAACACCACTGGAACACCTTATGGTGAAGTCTGGGCAGACGGTGACATTCTGTACTACAACCCATCATACGCTGGTGGATTGACAAAGAATCTGCCGGCAGCCCCACTTCCTCACATCGTGGTGGCTGCGGTGGTCAATGCAGCCACAGCAGGGTCTGGATCAGTCTTTGTCAGAGTACAGGCCGAGCCATTGGTAAGCCAACTGTCTGATGTTTACGCGCCAACACCAGCAAATGGTGATGTGCTGGTTTACGATGGAGTCCAGTTGCGCTGGGAAAATGGCCCAGTGCCATCGTCAAGCCTTCCGGCTTCTGTCAAATCTAACTTGGTGCTCACATGGCTTTCGATGTAATCACACCCGCAAAACTTGGCCAAGCGGCCATCACTACTGGCGTGACCACGCTGTACACCGTACCGGCCAGCACTCGCACGCTGCTCAAAGAATTGAGCATTGCCAACACCACGGCAGCGGCCATCAATGTTCGCGTGTTCTTGGTGCCATCAGCAGGCTCGGCAGGTACAGGCAACGCATTCCTATACGATCTGCCAGTGCCAGGTAACAATACCCTGCAATACAACGGCATTGAGGTGCTGAACGCAGGCGACACTATCCAAATTCAGGCGGCATCTGCTGGCCTAACTATCATCGCCAGCGGTGGCGAAGCCACATAAGGAGAATGAAATGACCGTATCAATCAAGGTGCTGATTCCACCAAAACAGGCCGAAAATTCACAAACTACGCAGTACACAGCCACCAACTGCAAGGCGATCATTGACAAGTTCACGATCACCAACACTAGCGCAGGAAATGTGACGATGAGCGTCAACTTGGTGACAAGTGGTGGCAGCCCTGGCGCATCAAACCTGATTATGGACACGCGAAGCATTGCACCCGATGAGACCTACACATGCCCAGAACTTGTCGGCCAAGCATTGGAGTCCGGCAGTTTCATCAGCACTATTGCAAGTGCAGCCACATCACTGACAATCCGCGCATCTGGCCGCGAAATCACTTAATCAAGGAGAACAGCATGGACAAATTCATGATGATGCCCAAGGGCTTCATGGGCCTGCCAATGGAGGAAGAATTCATCAGCACAGCCGAGAACAAGAAGAACACCCAGATCGTCATTGATGACTGGATGCTTGGCCCTGAGAATCCAAGCAATGAGCCAACAGCCAACAAGACCTACTGGATCGCGGTGGGCAAAGCCATGCAAGTGGACGAAAAAGAAGCTCGTCGTCGTCGCTGCTCGAACTGCGAGTACTACGACAACAGCACCATGACGCAGGCAAAGATGGAGCGCATCCATCGAAATGAGTGGGACACCAATGCTGGTTTCCGTGGTTATTGCACAAAATTCGAATTCATCTGCCACGACCTGCGCGTCTGCCAGGCATGGGAAGAACGTGAATTTGAAATGGAAGATTGACCAAATGCCAAAATGTGGGAAAATAAAGGCGCTGAGTCTATCGGGCCACCAGCAGCTCACCCTTAACAGGAG